CTTTTCGTTATTGTAATGGATTTTGTTTTAAAAAGCAAGGGCAGAACTTTCATCCCACCCTCGCCTAACCACTCCATGAAAACCGCGTAAATTTAAACAATGTTTTTTAATTGTGCAAATTTATTTTATAGTTAGTTCTTCGCCTGTTAATGCAAAGTAAAGGTTTTGGAGTTGGTGAACGTATTTTAATTTTTTAACTATAACTGCTCCGTTTTTATCCATTACCACACACCAATTTAAAGGGTATAAATCCCACTCGCTTAAATGAAATATTTTGCCATTCCAACTATGTGCAGGTTTTTTAAACCCAAACTTAATCAGCCATTCTTCTGTTAGTGGGATGGGTTGTATTAGATTTATATGGTAACACCCTTTACTACTTTCGCCCTTTTTTAATCTTATAGTATTATCTGAATGAATAGAAGATATTTCTTCTGTAATTTCAGCTTTTAAAACAAAGTTTCCAATCCTTAGTTCGTTTGATTTCATTTTGTTTGTAGTTAAAATTTAGTTTTTAAAATATGGTTTTCCAATTCTTTGAACGATGGTATTATTATCTGTCCGCCCTCATGCAACGGCTCAATAGTTTCAGCTTTGAATGTTTCACCGTTGTAAGTGCCGGTTACTTTTAACTCGTTTCCGTTGTAGTTGGTTTCTATTGTGTAGTCGGTTGTTTCCATTGTTTAGTGTTTAAATTTTCTGCCGTGTATTTCTTCATGACAAGGTATGCAAACTATTAAAATATCTTCTGGCAATTCGCAACCTAATCTATCATAGGTTAAGTGATGTGCGTGTAAAGGTATATTTTTAGCATAGCACCTCTGACAAACTTTGCCCCTTTCTTTTATAAGTTTTTGCCTAAATGAAAACCATTTTTTAGATATAATATAGTCTTTGTATTGAGATTTATCTAAAGACTTATTACCACTAAAATTATTACGCTTATTGCTTTTTTTCTGTTTAGGTGGTTTGTTTTGTTTTACAAGTGGCGAATATCTTTTAAGGTTTTCAGTCAGCAGAAACTTAAACGCTAACTTGTTACCTCTTTTATGTCCGGTTAATTCGCAAAACTTATTTACGTTATCTGATAGGTTTTCAGACACCTCACATGACTTAGATATTAAGTATCTGTTTAGAAGTATCTTTGCTTCTGTCAATCGTTTCTGTGTTTGCTTATCCATTGCTTAACACGTTTAAAAGAAGAAAGGAAAAAGTAAAAGAAGTAACCAGAACAAATGAAAAAGGAAAAAAGAAAAAGCCCCTAAGGAAAAAGATTAAATTTTCACGCTCTACAAAAGAGCAGTTACACGTTCCAAGTATGTTAGTACAAGTGTATCCGTTGAACAGCCTGTGGATATGCTGATAGTTTGTCAGCATCATATTCTATAAATAAGTTTGTTCATTACTTAAAAGCGAAAAGCCCCGAACAATGTGCGTGCATCATTCAAAGGCTTTTCTATTTGGGTGGGAAGTTCCCTTACCCATTATCGTTTCAGTAACACGCATTACTGTTTAAATACGGCAGCAAAGATAAAACAATTATTTTATTCTGCAAAATTATTTTTAAAAAAGATTTTTGCCCTGATTTTCAAATAGTTGTAATTTATTTTACTATCCAATGTAATTTGTATTGCAACTTGCTATACATTTGTGCCGTTAAACAAATCAATCTATGAAAAAAATAAACACAAGCTACCGACTGACACCTAAACTAAAAAAGAAAATCGACACCGTTGCAAGGATGGAAAAAAGAAGCCATACTAATCTAATTGAAAAAGCAATGGACGAATACTGCAACAAGAAGTTAAAACAAATAAACCCAGAAACCGATGCCAACTAATCTATCCTTCATCATCAACAACGAACCCCGCATAAACACCGGCTGTAAATTCTCTAATTTAAAACCCTTGTTAGAGTTGCAGACACTTTCAACAGGCGGGAGTATAAGAACCGCTAAAGGCTTACGTAAAGCGTTACGTGCGTTAAACAGAAGTATAATATTAAACTAAACCAAAACCATGAAAAGTACAGGATTATATTCAAGAGCAGAAGACACTTATGATTTAGATCATGAAATAAACGCACAAGTTGACCGCATTAATCACTTGGTAAATCAAATAGATACCAATAACGATGAAGAAAATAAACGTAAAATATTAAAGGCTATGTTACAAACTTTAATAGAAAAACTTTAACTAATGGAAATCTCTAACATAACCGACCCCCGCTATTTATCGGACGCTCCGAAAGAGCCAGAACTATTTGAATGCGGTTTATGCAATGACAAGTTCGACACCGAATTAGATGTTTGGGTTACTACTTTGGGAACTTGCAAGGTATGCGCACCGTGCTTAGACTACAACTTAAAAGAAGATACTCACATACTAATTGAACTGAAACAATGCGCGAAATAAGAGTAGCTAATCATACTTCGTTATGCTGCAAGGCTTCTGTAATCGGTTTGCGTAACTGCTCCGAAATTGAGAATGAAGTAAGCAAGATAAATGTTTGCACACATTGCAATAATGAAGCACCGAAAGCTGAGATGTTTAAATTAAGTGATGAAGAAATTAATAAATACTTCATGAACCTATACAGTGATCCGAATGTTATGATAATAGAACGGCAGGAACTAACACCTAAAGAAAAACAATTACCGTATAATCTTTTGAAATAATTTGCATAATCAAAACTAATAACTATCTTTACACCCTAAACTAAAACAAACAACATGAAAATCAAAGTAACAGAAACACACGAAAAGGAAATTGAAATCAGCTTCCCTATTTACAAAAAGAACATCGCTCACTATTACAAGGCGATTAATGAAAAACAAACCATAGTAGTAATGCGCGGGTGGGACGATAGCGCCATGACTATTGACTATCGTAACTCACTTCCTTTATCTTTATTTGAAAATGAAGATGGAAACGAGCAAGAGTTTAATGAATGGTTTAATACAGCCATTACAAAAATACACAACATCGTTTATCCTGAAACTGCAACACTATTACAGGACATTGCAAAGGGTGCTGAAAATACCAACGCTGAATACATGCACATCAGCCCCGAACAGCGCAAACTATTTGACGAAGTATTTGAAAATCGTACCGCAAAATAAACTATCTTTAACACTAAACAAATAAATAAAATGGAAACAAAAATCAACACAGGGGCTATCTTTAAAAACGATAAGAAAGCAAGCGACAAACACCCCGACTATCGCGGAAAGATTAATGTAGATGGAAAAGATAAAGAGATTAGCCTTTGGCTCAACACATCTGAAAAAGGAACTAAATACTTTTCTGTAAAGATTTCAGAGGTATGGAAGCCGAAAGAGGGCGGCGCGGGAACTACCGCCAACCCAGTAGTAACCAATGCAGTAACAGACGATTTACCATTCTAAACTAACAAGGGCGCAGGGGTGATGGGTGTTTTTAAGGTCACTACGTCACTCTTGCCAACCCTTTAAAACCAAACCAACATGAAAAACATAGCAAAAGCAATTTTAAACGTAATGAATGAAGTCAAAGGTATTGAGAAGTCAATGACCGTTGGCAGCGGATCTAACTCTTACAAAGGAGTGCCAGACCAAGTAGTAAAAATAGTAATCGGGGAAGCAATGGCAAAGAACGGGCTTTGTATTCTGCCGACTAAAGTAACACCAAAAACAACGATTGACAGGTGGGAGCATACCGATAACTACGGAACTAAAATGAAGCAGAATATCACAACAGAAGTAACTACTGAATATTTACTTTTACACGAAAGCGGAGAAAGTATTTCATTAAGCGGTTACGGTCACGGTATGGATAGTCAGGATAAAGGAGCAGGCAAAGCAACTACATACGCTTTAAAATACGTTTTGCTTTATACGTTCCTTGTGCCAACAGGCAAGATAGACGATGCGGACGTTCACCATTCAGACAGCATTACAACACCCGCGAAAGTTGAAAAACCAAAGCCCGCGTTCACTATTGAAAAGTTCCAGGCAGCGTTAGACAAAGGTTTTGACATAGCGAAGATAAAAGAAACGCACTATGTTGCAGCCGATATTGAGGCTAAGTATTTACTATTTTCTAAAGCAGCGAAATAATTTGTAATTCAATTTGTTTTATTATCTTTGCCCTGCTACTCACGATGAAAATTTTTAAAAATCCATCCGTTCACATTGCCAAAAGCCGCATCCTGTGGCTCGTGGGTAGCCTTTGTGTTCGGGTGGTATTTTAAAAATGGTTGGCATTTATAAGATTACAAACCCTAAAAATAAAGTATATATAGGTCAGAGTATAAATATTGAAAAACGGTTTAAGGCATACGGACACAGATTACCAAAATCGCAAACAAAACTATATAACTCTTTAAAAAAATACGGTATTGAAAATCACAAGTTTGAAACCTTATTAATTTGCGAACTATCTGAATTAAATGAAATGGAAAGGTATTATCAAGACTTATATTCAGCAACGGATATAGATGGATTAAACATAATTAAAACATCTTGCCATACAAGGTCTGGCGAACATTCTATTGAAACAAAGCAAAAAATTAGAAATTCTTTAATTGGTAAAAAAAGACCAAAACATATTGGAGAAAACTTAAGAAGACTATACACGGGTAGAAAGCTATCGACATCACATATTGAAGCAATGAAAAGAAATTGCGGCAAAGCAAACTTAGGCAAACATCTTTCATTAGAAACAAAAAACAAAATAAGCAATAACAGTAAAATGGCAAGAGTAATTATTGACACCGATACTGGGGTAACATATAAATCAATAAGATTAGCTGCCGAAGCTACTAATATTAAATATGGAAGATTACGCTATTATTTAAGACCAACATCTACTAATAAAACCACCTTAATTTATAAATAACATGGAACAAAAACCTTCCCCTCATTTTCAGAAATCTGATGAATGGTTTAAACAACGATACGGCAAATTTTCAGCAAGTGAAATACATAAGCTGTTAGGAATTAAAGGACTTGGCGAAACGGGTAAAAGCTACTGTTTTAAAAAGGCTGTTGAATTATTGTATGGCGAAGATGCTACGGAACACTTTGAAAGTTTCGACATGAAGCGCGGAATAGAAACAGAGCCTATTGCCTTTCATAAGTTCAAAGAGTTGAAAGCTGCTGAATTTATAGACGTTCAGGAAACTACTTTTTTTCCTTATGGAGAAAATGCGGGTGCAAGCCCTGATGGCTTAGTAGGTTCGGACGCTGTATTAGAAATAAAATGCCCGCGCTCTGAAAAGTTCTTTAGATTAGTAGCGGAGGGTTACGATGCTATTGATAAGGAATATATTGCACAAATGCAGATGCAGATAATGTGTAGTAATTCAGTCCGCGCTCACTTCTTCAACTACTTAATTTTTAACGGGGAAGAATTTTACCATGAGATTATCGTACCCCGTGACGAAGTAATGATTGAAAAGATTAAAGAACGGATTGCGGAGGCGGTTATAGTTCGGGATGAATACGTTAAACAATTAACATCTAATAAGCAGTTCTAATGAAAGACTTTGAAAAAGCGTTAGACTTAATAGCAAAGGAAACAAAGACCTACCGGGAAGCCAGCGTTAATGACGGTGAAACTTTAAACAAGTGCTTACAACAGATTTCAGCTACGTTAGCTTACTTAGAAACAATACGCGCTGAATATCATAAGGAGTGGCAACTTACCGTAAATGATTTAATTATTAGAAACGGGTTATCAGTTAGCCGCGCTGAGAATGAAGCACACGTTAAAGTCCCTGAGATGTATTTACTTCGCAGGGTTATGGACGGTAGCTATGAAGTTATCGGAGCAATAAGAACGAATATCAGCTACTTAAAATCTGAGCGTAATGCCACGATGTAAGAACTGCAAAAACAAGTTTGATCCGCGTTACTTTCTACAAAAGTTCTGCATGGATAGTGACGAATGTATAAAAGCGTTTGCCAACTGGTCGAAAGTTGAAAGTGTTAAACGTGTGAATAGGGAGTGGCGCGAAGAAAAGAAAGTGTTGAGAGAGAAACTGAAAAGCCAAGCTGACTACGTGAAAGATTTGCAAACTGTTTTTAATGCTTACATAAGGCTTAGAGATAAAGATTTGCCATGCGTTTCCTGCGGTGTGTTTAATTGTGAGGAATTTCACGCAGGACACTACTTGCCTACCACGTTTCAGGTATTGCGTTTTAATGAGTTTAACGTATGGAAGCAGTGTAGTAGATGCAATACCCATTTGAGAGGAAGCATAACAGCATACCGCATAGAATTGATAAATAGAATAGGTTTGGCAGAAGTGGAGAAACTTGAAAATAAACGTCACGAAATTTCAAAGTTGAGTATTATCGACTTAAAGGCTAAAATTGTACACTATAAAGCACGAATAAAAATACTATCTGAAAAATGAAAAAACTAACACCCTTACAGGAATTAATTGAATGGATAAACTTTATAGAACACAAATACGGGGGCGATGGTATTTCCCATATTAAAACTAAAGCCACCGAACTACTCGAAGAAGAAAAGCAGGAGATAGAAGATGCGTATAATAAAGGCGCAGGCGAAGAATATAAATATCAATCTTCTGACTGTACTACAGATGTTAAAACATCGGAACAATACTTTACCGACACCTACGAAACAAAATGAAAACCCTACTATTCCTTTCCGGTGCTTTAATCGGCACACTTTTAACAGCTAACTACTACACAGAAGAAACTCAATACTACCCGTTGGAGTGCAGCGATGAGGCGAGTTTTGTAATTGAGATGGTGGCAAATGATACCACGCTACAAAGATACATTACCGACTACGGTTATCGCTGCCAAGTGAGGCACGAAATAAAAAACTTGAAATAAAATGAATTTATTAGAACTTTTTGCAGGAAGTAGATCTGTTGGTAATAAAGCTGATGAACTTGGATTTAATGTTTTTTCGGTTGATTGGACTGGATATGATAAAATTAATTTAACTATTGATATTGAGTATTTAAAAATCAATGATATTCCATTTATTCCTGACATTGTTTGGGCATCACCCGACTGCACTACCTACTCAATAGCAGCCTGTTCAACACACAGAATAAACTCAATAGAGCCTAAAAGCGAATACGCAAAAAAATGTGATGCTGTAAACAAACACTTTATTTCATTAATAAAAGAATGGCTATTAATAAACCCTAATATGGTTTTTTTTATTGAAAACCCGCGCGGAATGATGCGTAAAATGCCATTTATGCAGGAGTTTAAAAGGCATACAATATGGTATTGTCAATATGGCGATGATAGAGCCAAGCCAACAGATATATGGACTAATAGCCAAACATGGAAACCGCGATCAATCTGTCATAACGGAAATAAAAACTGCCACCACCAACCTGCACCGAGAGGAAGTAAGACAGGAACGCAGGGTCGAAAAGGAAGTTATAATCGCTCTGTAATACCAAGTGACCTATGCAATGAAATTTTAACAAGCATAATAACCCCGAAAAATAATTTTACGCTTTTGTAAAAGCTATTGTTTAATTGATTAATATTGCCCCTACGTATTCAGTTTATATCATGATTTTAAAATTAACCCCGTTCCAACACTGCCTAAGACAGCGACCTATTCGTAGGATTGCTGCACTGGATACGTCTTTGTTGGACGGGGTGAAATTTTATCGTGAACAGTTACGACTTAAGTAGAAACTTTTTTAATTGGTGTTTTGAAAATCCTGAGAAGATTTCACCCAATCATACTGCCCTTTATTTTTTCTGTATTGAGCATTGTAATCGTTTAGGGTGGAAAGAGAAGTTTGGACTTCCTACTACAATGGCAAAGGAGGCAATCGGAATACGCTCTTACAATACCTACATTAACACCCTTAATGATTTAGTTGAGTTTGGGTTTATAAAACTAATTGAAAAGTCTAAAAATCAATTTAGTAGTAATATAATTGCCCTATCAAAATTTAATAAAGCACATGACAAAGCACTTGATAAAGCATTGATAAAGCACGGGACAAAGCAACGTGAAAGCATTAGTAGTATAGATAAACAAGAAACAAAGAAACAAGAAACAATAGTATTACCCGAAGTAAAAAAACTTCGTGTTGATTGTAAAGAGTTATTTATTAAAAAGTATTATTTAATTACAGGAACGGAATACTATTGGACTGCAAAAGATGCTACTAATCTAATTAAGCTGATTGACAAAATAGCATTTAAAACAAAAGAGAAATTTCCTGACGAAGGAGAAGCAAAGATTTTAGAGGGCTTTAACGTAATTATAAATTCTATTCAAGATGCTTGGCTACTTGCCAACTTTTCAATACCCAACATTAATTCAAAGTTTAACGAAATATTTACACAAATAAAATCTAAAAAAAATGGAACAATCGACATTACCAAGCAAAAAGGATACTCAATCTTTGGAGATTACAACCAAGATTAATAATCTATCAAAAGTATTAATTCATTACAATCAATTAACAGCGTTTCCTTATTCCGATTTACAGATAATTGAGTGGGCTAAATCTATTAATGAACTCATGCCAGAACTATCAAACGAAACACTAAAGTTGATTATTGATAGAATGAAAATAGGTTACTATCCATTTGATAATAGGCTTGGTATTCAGAACATATTTAATGGAATTAAGCAGTATTTAAACGATGAAATAAACAGGCTAAACAATAGTAAGATGGATGTGTTTTCTTCTTCATTCGAAGATTTTGAAAAAACAAATAAACCTATACAGGATAAGATAAACATACTAATTCCTTACCTAAATAAATTAACTCCAAAGTATTTAAATCCTACGGTTATACACGATGGAATACTATAAACTTGAAAACAAGTTAGCCGAAATTAAGGAGTTTGCCGAGAAAGGGCTGACCGACCTTAAATCAACAGGCATGACTTGTATAGACGAATACTGGATGCTTAAAAAAGGGTATCCGTTATTTGTTGCAGGTAATCCCGGTGCAGGTAAAACTGAATTTATCTTTGAAGTAATGATTAATACTTCCATTGATTACGGTTGGAAACACTTTATTTACTGCGGTGAGGGCGGAAACATTGAGCATATCTTTAATGAGTTGCTTCATAAGTATCTTGAAAATAATTACAAATATGTTTCCGAAAGTCAAAAGGTGGCGGCTGAATATTTTATTAGTGAGCATTTTATTATTGTGGACCATGATAAAGACTTTACAATAGATGAATTTTATGACCTTGCTGAAAAGTGCGAGCGTGAATTATCTATTAAATTTTCAACTACTCTATTTGACCCATTTAACGACATTAAAGACGAAGTAGAAAAGTTTGCAGGTCGTGATGACAAATACTTAGAATACGCTCTTAAACGTGTCCGCATAAGTTCTAAAAAAAATAACCGGATAGATATACTGATTAACCACGTAGCAGATATACACCCGAAAACGGATAGAGATAGCGGACGCGATTACTTGCCACCTGCTTTACCTACTCAATGGGCGCGAGGACGTACTTGGTGGCGGAGGGCTTTTGTTATGATATTAGTTTACCGACCTTATACATTTATGAAAGGAACTGACGGGCAATTACACGCTGAAAACGAAACACATATTATTGTGCAAAAGTTTAAACCGAAAGGAGTTGGTAAATTAGGAAAGGCTGTAATATTCTGGGATTGGAAAAAGAACCGCTACTATTGGAAAGACATTTTAGGAAACATTATTTATCACGGTGGCAAAGTAGTAACCCCCGTTGCAGAAGATGTAAAGCTGCCGCCAAACTTAAATTTTCACGAAGAAAAAATATCAACAGACTTAAACCCCTTTTAATTATGACACACAATTTCCCTTACAAATGGACTTTAAAAGATGCAGTTTTCACAAAAGACAAAGGCAAAGTATTTAGTTGCTTCGCCTGTGGTGGTGGCTCAACTATGGGTTATAAATTAGCGGGCTTTGATGTATTAGGATGCAATGAGATTGATCCTAAAATGATTGAGGCATATAAAGCTAATCACAACCCAAAATACGCTTATTTAGAGCCTATACAGACTTTTAAATTACGAACTGATTTACCTGAGGAATTATATCATTTAGATATTTTGGATGGTTCACCGCCTTGCAGTAGCTTTTCAATGGCTGGAAATCGTGAAAAAGATTGGGGTAAAGATAAAGTTTTTAGAGAGGGGCAAGCTGAACAAGTATTGGACACTTTGTTTTTTGATTTTATTGATTTGGCTAAAAAGCTCCAACCCAAAGTAGTAGTTGCTGAAAATGTAAAAGGATTACTATTAGGCGAAGCAAAACAATATGTAAGGCAAATTTACAGGGAATTTGATTTAGCTGGTTATTACTGCCAACATTGGCTTTTGGATGCTTCAAAAATGGGTGTGCCACAACGCAGGGAACGTGTGTTTTTTATTGCAATGCGTAAAGATTTGGCTGAACCATTTTTGTATAATGCTGATATGTTTACAGTAGTTCCAAAATTGGAATTGATATTTAAAGAACGTGCAATAAAATTTGGCGAATACAGAGAAGAAAATGGAATTGATGACACCGAAACTGAACGAGGTAAATTAATGGAATTTAGGATAAAATCAGATAAATGCTGTTCGGATATAAATGAACGTGTTTATGGTAAATTTAGCGGATTTAATGCAATGATAAGGCACGATGATGAAGTGTGTGGAACAATAACAAGCGGTGAAACGGATAGGCGTTTTTATGATGGGAAAATATTAACTGAAAATGATTTAAAAAGAACTGGTAGTTATCCATTGGATTACAATTTTTGTAATAACACTTCAAAATCCGCTGCAAAATATTTTATTGGAATGAGTGTGCCACCTGTAATGACTGCGCAAATAGCAAAACAAGTATATGAACAATGGTTAAGTAAATTATGAAAAACTTTAACATAAATCTAATGAACCGACTTTATCACATTCAGAATATAGAAGTGATTGCTTCCGGCATGGAAAAGCAGTTAGAACTATTCGCAGAAAAGAACGGTAGCAGTCCCGCAGTTTTACAAACTATTGAAGATAAAAAAGAACAGTTGATAGCTTTAAAAGAAGCGCGGGTGTTTATCAGTAAACTATATTCAGAGTTGGAAAAGGAGCGTCAGGCGCATTTAGAATTGAAGATTAAAAACACACACGCGGAACTTGTGATTGATATTCTGAAAAAAGGAATTGAGGACTGGGAAAGGAAGTATAACGGATTGATAAATTTTAAATGAGTGAACACAGCTTCAACATCGGTCGAGAGTACGCAATAAAGGCGGGTAACTACTGGACGTACTACCGTGTAACAGGATTAATACACACAAAAGAGGCTGAATTTAACGAATACGATAGCCGTGAGGTCGTTAGATTATCCCGTGAGGTAGATATGGGTACAACGGTATTCAGAGAGGCGGACGTGCCGTTTGAAGTTACGTTGGAATGGCTGTGCGAGATGTTGGAGCAGAAGCGATTGTTTTTAAATTCGTGAATTATTTTGAAAAAGTTTGTAAAATCAAAAACATTGTGTAATATTGCAGCAAATAAATTGAAACTATGACACCAAAAGAAAAAGCAACTGAATTGGTAACTAAAATATGGCTAAAAATACCCGCTGCTTACGACCCGACTAATACGTTACATATTCCAATAGCTAAAGAAATTGCCTTAATAGTAGTTGATGAAATATTAGAAGATTATGGAGATGTAGACCAAGGGGGTCAGGACTTCCCATACGATTATTGGAATAGCGTTAAAACCGAAATTGAAAAACTATAATGAAAAAATCAAGAAAAAAAGGCAGCGGAGGTAAACGTCCTGGCGCAGGTGCTAAGTTGAAGTTCGGTGAGCCGTCCGATAATCTGACTATTAGAGTGCCGAAAAGTCGGAAGCCAGAGTTAAAAGTAAAATGGCAGGGTGAGGCGGACGGGTTTAAAATTAACTAACTTTACAAAATGGAATTTATCAAAAAAAACTACCTAATTATTATCTTTGCGGTTCTGATAATCGTAATTATCGGATTGACTGTAAAGGTTATAAACTGCAACCCTGTAAGCATAGCACCGCCAAACCGTGAGCGCGAACATCTGTTGCATAAGATTGAGCAGGATAGCTTACTGCTGATTGATATAACCGCGAACTATGTTAGGTACAAGGAAATCGCAGAACGCACACCGAAAACAATTACTAAAATCAAATACAAATACATTGAGAAATCTGATAGCATTAATTCTCTGCCTTTGTCTGGTAAGCAGAACGTACTCGCAAACTACCTTAATAAATAACGGGGACACTTTAACGTGCCTTTCTGAAAAAGAGTTAGATATTGTAATCGGGGCGTTTATAGAGCGTGACGGGTGCTTAGAGGCGTATGATACTTTAGCAATAGGTTTCGATGCCTGCAATAGCGCAAACGTGCAATTAGAGGCTATTAATACAATTCTTACAAACGACCTTGAGATTAGTAAAGTTTTAACGCAATCCTGCGAAGCTGAAAAGATAGAAGTCGAAAAGCAGTTAAAGAAGAAAGTTCGGCAGAATAAATTTAAGGAAGGACTGCTCTGGGCTGTGTCGGGAATATCGGCTGTGTTGGTTGTGCTTTACCTTGTGAAATAATGAAACCAAAAGTAAAAATAGAACTAAATGAATATTGCCACACTTGTAGTGATGGTTGTTGCACTGATTATGGGACTAATGTGGTTGTAAACGGTGTTGATATGCCTTTAAACAATCAAGATACTGCAACTATACTAACTCAAATATTAGAGCATTTAGGATATGATGTTGAAATAGTTGAAACCTATAACGATTAGCACCCCGACAAGGTATGATTTATCATTCATTAACCCATATTATACCCTACAAGGTATGATAAGTCAGTCAGCACCCAGACATATTCATTATCATAATCACAACGCAAAAGAATAGAAACGTAACCCAACCTAAACGGATGTTGCGGTCTTGGTCTGCCCTGCGCTCTGCGGAAATACTCATTTAAAATACAGTTTTGCTTCAGCTTCGCGTCTGCGGGTTAATCCATTCATTACCTTACCGGCTGCTTTATTCCATTTTTTAAACTCCGCTGAAATAGTAGGATCATTAGGATTAGCATTCACCTTTTTAAGCAAGGTAGAAGATTTAAGGTTTTGAAGCCCGCAGTTATACGCAAACGAAACCAAAGCACCGAATTGATTTTGATTAATAGTATCTACCGTCAAAGCATCAACACCGTATTCAAACTGTTTTAAATCACTCCTAAGATAAACAAGTGCTGTTGATTTATCTATTGGCGGGTCGGTTAATTCTACTCTTTTTCCTGATGGGTAAACAGTAGTTCCGTGTCCTATTGTATAGGGTTTGTTTCCTGTTGCGGGGTCTGGGTATGGTTTGGCTTCAAAGCCTTCAAACGAAATTATTAAATTCACTCCGTCTATTCCTGTTGTTGTTATTCTCATTTTTTTACTAATATATTTACGGGTTCTTTTTTGTGCCTGATTAAAATTAAGTCAATAGCCTTTGCAGCTTCTTTCTCTGTTGCATAGTAGCTATCATACTTTACACCGTTAATAACTATTCTTGCTCTCCATTCGTTATTCCTGCCGATCAGTCGAGGTGTCGGGTGGTAAACTCCTTTATACTTGCTTTTCATAAGTTGTGCTTTCTGCGTTCTTGCTTTAGTTTAAACTCTAAATAAGCCCTACGTGTTGCTTCTGAAATTGAGAAATAACGCTTGCAATCATTACACTTCATTTGCGTCCACACCGTCCCTACCTTGCTGAATTTAGTAGTGCTTATCATTGTGCGTTCTGAAGCGCAGTGAGGGCAGTCCCACTTCTCGCCACCTAAGAATACTGCCATATGCGTCTTTGGTGTTATATGCCCGCTAAATTTACGATAAACATTTTCTAATACCTCTACGTCCATCTTGCAATAGGCAATCATTTCTTTCATTGAATTTTTACAGTTCCTTTCTATTACGTCCTCCCACATAGGCATACCTCGATGCTCTAATTTTTTACCGATGCCAAAGTATTTAGCAATTTCATCTAACTTATTTGAGGGTAGTTTGAATTTATTTCGTGAAACTTTTAAGGTATCAATACTTTTAATGTCCGGCATAGTTGTTATACCGTGAAATAAACCGCGTGTTCTTATCCATTTAATGTCGAAGCCGTCCCCGTTGTGAGCAATAACTTCATCACAGGAATTTACTATATCTACAAACTCTTTAATTAGCTTTTTATCACAGCCTTTTTCCCACTGTAAACTATGTATCCTTTCTTCGCCCTCAAATTTCCAACAGATGCAAATTATAGCGGAGTGCTTTCTTATTTGTTCTGGTCGTATGTACTGCTCACCAAGCCGGAATACTTTGGTAATTTCCATATAACTCGTTTCAATGTCGAAAAACATTCGTCTAAATGGATTAGCCATAAGTAAAAAAAGCCCTATTAAGGCTTCAGTTTTGGTTAGTGTATGCTTCCGCCTCGTCCCCTAAAAACTCATTGATAGACTTAATGCTATCTTCTATATTGCAAATTTCTGTTACCTGTTGCTCTTGTACTTCGCGGACTTTATGAACCAAATAAAGTAAAACAAAAATAGTTACGTTTCCGAGAAAAGTCATGCAGAGAATTATACCTATTGCAATTTCCATTATTCTTTTATCTTTTCAAAAAAGTTAGGCTCTATTTCCTTTATCCGTTGAAAAACAATCTCACTTAAATCGTTGATCCGTTTCTTTTCTTCTGGTGTTGTATTCTTATCAATCTCCTGCTGAATTAAATGATTTTCGTGCAGTAATTTATCTATACGTTTTCTCACCGCTTTATTGGTTTCGTACTTTGTCTGGTCTTCAGTTTTCGCTTGTTTCGCCATTCGCATACTCTCTTCAAAAGGGTGGTATAAAGTAGATATAGTATAGCGAGGGTTAGCAATCATTTACCTTGTGAATTGTAGGCTTTTAAACTTTCGTGTTTATTTACGTGTTTCTTGCTTTTACCAAGTTTGCGTTTGCCAAATGTAATCTTTTTTTTAACAACTACTTTCGCCATCACTTATATATTGAAATTAAAAACCCAACTATGCCACCAATAGCTGCTGAAATACCCGCAATAAAACCGTGCTTACGTGCGCTTGTCTTATCATGTTCCTCTAAAACCTTTACCCGGCTATCCAACCAATCACAACGCTCAATTAACATATTGTTTAATCTTGCTATCCTTTCGTTTTGAATATTACTTTCGTCTGCGTAGTCTTTTCCTAAGTCAAAGCGAAGCCCTTTCATCTCACCTATAATTCCTTTTACCCCTGCTTCCTTATTACCCATTATGTAGAGTTCTAAGTTTTTTATAGAGTGCTGAATTTCGCCAAGCGAATTAACGATTGCCCGCTGCTCACTTTCAATTTTTGTTACACGGCTTTTTATTTCTTCTATTTCGGTCATGCTTCTTCTTTTTTATCTTGTAAGTTCTGCCATGTAGTGAGGGCAAGTAAAGCCGCTATTAAAGAAGCCAAAACAAAAGCCACCTCCGCATTCTCAGGACATTTTTCAGTATGCCTAATCAGTCCGAAAAGCACCAGGAAAGCCATTACCCGTCTTATGGATAATTTGCCGTCCGAACCCTCGACCATTGCGAGAAAGTAGTTAATCAGTTTCATCTTTAGGAACTACTGATAACTGTTCTTTATACTGCTTTTGCATTTCAGCAATTAATGAAGCCACTTCCTGATAAGGTCGTGAACCTAAATACTGTGTGATTGCGTTTGCTAATTCAAGGGTGATAGTTACTTTTTCCATTATTGGTTTATTATAGTTGTTACTCTTTCGTTTACTAATTCATCAGTCCAGACACCGATTGCAGCGTAGGTAGGTGTTGTGTTTTCATCCCAAAGCGTTTGGTTGTAGGACTTACCCGCAAAAGACCATGAAGCCATTACGCAGCCACCGTCATCGATTACCTGGCTAATTGTTACTTCTGTTCCTTCGCCTGTTATTTCGGGCTGTATAACTATTGTTGTTTCGGGGATTGTAAATTGACGTGCCATGTTGCAAATGTATTTATTTTATGCTAATATTCCTAATTCTCTCAAAGCCTTAACAACCTGACCTAACTTATACCCATCAAATGTGCTGTCCTCATGAACAGCAGTGCTTGGAACGTGTGTATAAGGTGATGTTGCAACTGCCGTTGTAGGCTGAATAATTGGTGTTGCATTCCAGAAGGAAAGTTTTTGCGTTGTAGCTGTTCCTATTTTTGTTCCTGTTGTAGAACCAAAAACAAAATCTAAAGCATCTGCCCACGTTGCTGTTGATGCACCTGTTGTTGCTGCTCCACCGCTAATTGTTAATCGTGTTGCAAGTGTTTGTAATGTAGTTCCGCTTCCTAATTTTGTTGATGTTTGAAAAATAATATTACCACCTGCTGCATTACCTGTTCCTTTTCCGCCTGCTATGGTAAATGCTGCGCCTGCTATGTTTGTGCCAGAACCTGCGGAAGAATTAAGCGTTACTGAGTAAGGCGCGGTGTGTGTTATTCCGTTAAAATACCAATTATCAATATGCCCACCAGCATCATTTGAACCTAACAATCCTTGAAAGGAAGCTGTAGCGCTGTTTGCCCGATAAGCAATATTTATACAACTTGTGCATGCTAAATTATTTAAGTCGGGATTTGTCGCAATTACAATACTTTTAGTTGCATCTGCGCCAGTCGAAAAGCCTGCGCCCGAACCTATCAATATGCTTTCACTTGGTCCATAAACTCCATTTAAGTACCCTATGCAAGTATTGTCATTTTGGGTTGTAATTCTTTCTCCTGACCTTGAACCGTAATTGGTGTTTCTAGAACCTGTTGATATTGCTGTACCTGATAGGTAACCATCATTTGTATTATTAATTCCTGATGTTATTCCCTTCCCTGACTGATACCCGAATGAAGTGTTATTAATTCCGCTAAAAGAAGCTGATATATGACTTTCAAAACCAAATGCAGTTGAGAATGGTGTTGCTTGTTGCGCCCTATATGAAATAGACTGCGTTAAAGTAGTTCCTATTGCCATTAGGATTGAACCCGTTACAGGGCTGTTTCCTATGGTATCACCTATACTTAATCCACTTGCTGCCGTAGCCCAACTCAAAGTTACTACTCCCGCTGCGGGTGCTGTTGAACTTAATACCTGCCCTGCCGTTGGTGCTGTGGTCGGTAAATCGTATGTTATTGAAGCAACAGGATTAGTTCCGCGAATAGTCTGTGTGAATGCGTTGGTTGCGTTCTGTAATGTTAATTGACCTGCAACACTTGAAGCTGTTCCTAAAGCTAAAGCGGTGGTTAAGATATTGGTAGCTGTTCCGCCATTTGCAGCGGGTAAAACTCCTGTAAAAGTTATATTAGGTGTCGCACCGCCCGATGATGCTATGTTGCCCGAACCCGTTACAGAAGTTACAGCCCCTGCTAAAGAGGTTAAATACCCGCTGTCATTAGTCCACTGACTTATTAACCCCGTCTTATTACTTAATGCCTGTGCGCCCGTTAAAGTTACTACTGTGCTATCAATAGTTATTGTGTTTACAGTTCGAGTTAATCCAGTGCTAAATGTTAGTGCGCTTTCCTTTGCGTTCCAAGTAGCAGCAGAAGCAATACGAGCGTCCGCCAAAGTACCCGTCCAACCTAAAGTTAATGAGGTTGCTTTTAAAAGTGCTGTTAAAGGTGTGCCGCCAAGTGTAAGCGTTACGTTGGTATCGTCAACTTTACTTAGTGCCTGACCTGTTAAATTTATAGTTGTAGTTGGCATTATTGAATATTAAATGTTTGATTTACCATTGATGCCACCGTTGCCGTCTGGTCTAAAACTCCGTTCACGTAAAAGTTAAATATCGTGTCGGCTAATACTAATGTGCCTCCGCTTGCTACCTGTACTGAGTAGGTGCTGTCTGTGTTTCTAACTGTTGCATCGTCACAAGTTATATTAGGACAAAGTTCCGTTACATTATCACAAATACAGTCAATTTCAGAAGTGCTTAACCCATCTATAAATGTTTCACAAGCTGTTGGCGGTACATAAGTGTTATTGCAACACGTTACCGACCATTCACCTATTACACATGAATAAGTTGCACCTGAAACGCTAAACTGAACAGCGGAAACATTAACCTGAGAAACCGATAAAATAAACACAAACTTACCCGCATAAGGATTAAATAGTCCTGTTGGGTAATTGTCCGGGTCAATCTCAAAATCACCGTTAGCATCTACCGTTACCTGTACGTCATATCTATTGCCAAACTTGTCTGTACAAATTAGCCAATAAACAGTCGCAGGCGTTAATGAGGTAGCTATGGTTATCGGCAAGCAATCGCCTACCGATAACTCATAACACTCATCACAGTTTACCGCTACATCTGTATCGCAGAAACTCATAGCACAAGGTTATGAGCATTGTGTGCAACGGTCAAAGATGCCTACTGGAATATCCAAAGGACAAAGAGGGTCTTCTTGCGACCATTTAACGCTTACGTTCCATGTTACCTTTGACTTAATATCCTCTTCAATCGGAGCCATTGCCGCTATTGAAACGGTAGATGTTGATTGATGGATTTTAGTTTCAGTTCTGTACATAACGTTAAAATCTCTACGCTTTGAAATATCAGTCCAGAAGTCGCAGTTGCCGGTATAGTTTGGGTCAAAAGCTGAGATGACATAATCATAACCGTCATTAACGGTTGAGTTATCACCAAAGCCCTGACCCTCTACCAAAGATACTGCAAGCGAACCGCGCGTAAATGGTATAATGTAGATGTTTTTATTACAAATAGCATTTGTCCATTCTGTTGGGTTTGTAATGTCCGTAAAAGAAAAGGTGTTTTTCTTTAATACCAAAGAGCGTATGCCGCCAAGTTCCTTTGTAGGGCAAGGTGTGCATAACGGGTCTGTAATAGTATCAGGACACGTTGGATAATAAATTGCTGACATTGTGTTTTTTTTTTAAAATTAGCAAAGTGCAAAGCACTCCGTATTAATATCTGATAGCACATTGTAATCAATAGAAAAACACTGATAAAAAGGCGGTAGATTATCGTCCGTTCCGAACTCTTCACTCCATACCGAAGATTTATTAATGTTGATTGCTGTGATTTCAATGTCGATGTTTGAAAACCAATTTCCGAGTGTAGCCGTTTGCGCATTGCTCAAGTGCGTTAAAAAACCTACATTAATCGCTGTTATTAAATCGTCTAATTCAAACTGCATTATTTGCCTATTAGCAAAACATACAAGTTTTAAAGTAGTCGTTTCTTTTATTTGTATTCCGTCACCGTATTCATCTGCCTCGCTTGGCTCTATGCCTGTGATGCGGTGATAAACTTGAAAAGGAAAAGTGTCATTCAATTCAACTTCTGTACCCTCTCCATTATTATCTAAGATTAAAGGAATAGTCATTGCTTCGCGTTTCACTAATTCCGCCAATCCTGAAAATTTGCCGCGCTGAAATCTCTTTGAAGATAGCGTAGTGCTTTCAAAATTTGTGTTAATTAATGTTACTATGTCGGCAATTTTACTCATTTACTACTTTAATCTTTTCGTCATTTACTTTTATGGTTGCTAATTCGCAGCCTTTTAAATCTAATTCAGTTACTAATCCTGCAATCGGGCTAAGTTCAATTTCTACCGTAATCATTTTAAATGGTCTTTAATGAAACGAATAGTTATATCCTTTGCCTGTTGTTCACCCTCTTTGCTTACTCCCCAAATTTTTTGATTATACTTATCTTCCATTCCTTCCGAAATATCTTTGCCGTATTGACTTTCAAATCCGATTAAGTACTTATTGTTTACGTTCTGAATAATAAAATCAGTTTTCAACTTTCCGCTTAATTGTAGGTTTACGTGTGATGTTTCTGCCCATATAGTCTGCCTGAACTCTTTGTAACCTTCTGCAAAATATCTTGACTTATGAGGTTTTCCGTTCTTAAATTTAGTGCTGCCGTTTTTGCCTTTTGTGCTAAACTTTTTAGGGCTTTGGTTTGGGTTTATATAAGTTGATTTAGTAGAATATTTACCTGCACCAATCAATCTGATATTTACGTCTTTGCCGGTGTTGTGTATTCTGTACCTATTTTCCTGCCAAAAGTTATTTGCCACCTCTCGCACGAGTTTGTCCATATCCATCTGAGTAGCTTTTAGCTTTTCAGTGATACTTAAAACAACAGAACCCGCGTTTGATTTATAGGTAAGCATTACAAGTAAGCATCTTTAAACATTATGTTTTGATTGCACTCTAAACAGCAATCTTCTTTATTTAGCTGAATACTGTCTAATACAGTAGACAATTCTCCAGAATAACTCATTACTATACCACTATCGTCAATCGTTCCGCCTTTATATTTTGCTTCGTATTCCTGTCTTAATAACTTAGCTTTTGTTTTGTCGGTGGTAGTCCAACGGTTCATTCGCGGTGAGTAAATCATTTCAGTCATTAACTCAATCCCTAAACAGTATAAAAGAGCCTGTGTAAATAGTTCTTTATTGTTACACACTAATTTATCATAGGTACATTTAACGCCAAAAATTCCACTTAATCCGTAGCTATTTAATGTATTATCATTTACTAAGGTAGTAGGTGCAGCAACAGTAGAATAAGCCCCTCTCAATAGTCCGCCACAATTACAAAACCAATCGTAAGCCTGAAACTCTGTTACATCCAACTCTACTGAATTTACCGCAGTAGCGTCATACGCAAAAAATAATCTTGAGCCTGTCATGGTTTGGTTTACATTCCACTCGTTCCATCCTGCAACACCAGTCAACGCCTTTGTGTAAAGTGTTGTTCCTAAATCTAAATCGTAAATCTTAATATTTAAAGTGGTAATAGCCGGTAAATACAACATCAATCTTTGCACGTAAACAGATTGCATATTTGATGGCACATACCAGTTATCATCAGGATAAGATAGTTCTAATGTAAAGCCTCTCATTTGAGTA